CATCAAATACTCCTAGTGCCCAATTTTTCCACTCGATGAATAAACTCTTGTGTGCCATTTTCTCTGGCAATTATAACTTCATATTCTATTTCTTCATTAGTAATGGGCTGCTCTTTAGTGATCATATCATTAGCCATGCTAATCACATTATCTATCTTTGTTTTAGTGCGAGGTACAGAATAGACATTATTAATCTGTATCTCGCTATTCCCATATCTTCTTGTTCTTGTAATTGTTAATCTTTCCATATCAACCTATGCTTCCTCTTTAACATCGCGGTAAAAAGATCTCATCTTATCACCACCACTTAACAAATTATTTACCTTATCACCTACTGAAAAGCCAGCCGGTTGATCGTCATTCAAATCAATAAAAGCGCGAGCTGGGTCCATATCAATATTGTAATTAACATTAGCTTGACCCATACGATTTTTGCCAATATGGAACTTCCGTTGTGAGAATGTACCAAAGAAGTCTACAACCATTGCTTTATTAATCGCTTCGCCAACCTTATCAATTGTGATAACATCGTCATTGAAACCTTCTCTATTACTTTGAGTTGCCGTCCAAATCGGTAGCTTCATCTCCATCGACAGAGCGCGAAGATCTTCAAAAATACTTTCAAGCTCAAAGCGTTTTTGATCATAACCGCGGCGGCTTTTCATCAAGTCACCATAATCAATAATAATAAGATCGGGATCAAAACCATTTGATAGGAGCCTTCCCATATGAAACTTGATAGTGTTAATTGTTGCAACCTTCGGCGGATACTCCTTAATATATAATTGCCCGCCATTAAAACGAACTAGTTGAGCTTCAGCTTCTACCATCCGGTTACGCAATTCTTTGGTGGGAATACCAGTAATACGACTATCATAACGATTACCAACATGAGTTTCGCTTAACTCAAACGAATAATGAATAACATTCTTACCAGCAGCTAATGCACCATATCCAAGATTAACTAAGAAAAATGATTTGCCACCGCCAGTCGGGGCCATCACCACACCCAGTTCACCATTCGCTAAACCGCCATCTAAAACTTCGTTAGCGTCCAACAATGGAAACCCTGTTGGAATACAAGCCCGTGCATGAACTTGCTGGCGAGACTTAAACGAATCAAAATAATCAGCTCCCAAATCTTGTTCAGTACTAATCTTTAAGCTATCTTCAATAGTTTTTTGAATCTCTTCAAATCTACCTTCTTTCAACAATTCTACCGATTGCAGAATTGCGCCTTTCATAGATTGATTCTTACAAAACTCTAATGACTTATCTTTTGCGTATTCAATTTCTTGACGATTTACCTTTGTCTCAATATCCAATAAAACATTAATTGTTGATTCTTTTAGTTCGCCTTCTGGATATTGCGCAATTTCTGTCTTTAATATTTCATAGGACGGCGGGCCATTATACTTATTAAAAAGTTTCCTTATCTCTAACCAAATTGTTTTATGTGCCTCTGATGTAAAATACTCTTCTTTTAAAACCTCAAAACTCTTTTCAAAAAACTCTCTATCAATCAGTGCTGCTTGTAACACACAATTCTGAAAGTTTGTTCCAAAAGACTTAAAAGAATCAACATCTGTATACGCCATTTATCTCTCTCCTATAATGTTACCGGTTCGCGCGATACTGACATAAAGGTCGAAACCCAATTATCAATATTACTTGGCGAAATGTTTTCACCCAACAACTTAAGACGAAGCTGATAAGAATTAAACTTCAATTCTTTATTTTCGTAACTTCTTTCCAACGCCTGAATCGACTGCATGTTAACGTCTATATCTAGTAACTGTACTATCCCATAATTTCTTCTCATCAATTCTGCGTTATCAATATACTTCTCATACTTCTTCTCTTTTTGCTTACCTGCGTATTCTAAAATGTCATCTACACCAGCTTCTTCCATATTGTTTAATAGTGGAAAATCAGTCTTTGCTGTCGGCTCTCCGACGCCTTTGACTCCCCCTATGTTATCACTCTTGTCACCTACGATCGCCTTTAGAAGCGCGTAATTAGGTGGAAAAACGTCTTCTTTTTGCATCATCCAGTCAAGGTCTATCAACTCACCTCTTGGATTCTCTTTTGTTTTCACAGGGCGAAAGATCGACGTCCGCTCATCTACCAACTGGAAGAAATCTCTGTCCGTTGAAATGATTATTTTTGCGTCATCTTTAAAAAAAGTTCTACAAGAATACGCAATTTGATCATCAGCTTCCAAGTATTGAACCGCAGGTTGGTAAACAGGCAATACATCTAAACACTCTTTTACTAACTGCAGTTGTCGTGCAAATGAAACCGATTCATCTTCCTGCGAATACTCAAAATACCTATTTAGCCCTCTAAACTTGCGCCCTTCTTTATATTCTTTGAGCGTTTTTCTTCGACGCTCTGAAGAACCTTTTCCTTCCCAAACCACAGAAACAATATCGGGGTTATGTTTCTTAATCTGGGATTGTAAGCTATTAAGAGTGCCAAAAGCACCACCAATATGCTCACCATCATCATTTGTTAATCTCATTGCTGAAAAGTTTCTAATGAACATATTCATCAAATCAATTAATAAAACCTTTTTCATTTATTATTTTCCTCTATTACGTTGCCCAAACCAAATAATACGGCGCCTTCGTTTTGACATTTTAAGTCTCCTACCACATTACCATATTAGACACCACTTTTCTTGAAAGTAACCTATACAATATAATCCAATTTTTCAATCCCGTCAAGGTTTTTCTTTCTATTACTAGCCGCTCTTCTTGCTCTTCTTTTACTAAACGAGTAGAATATCTTTCTTGCCTCAAGCGAGAAATTCGAGAACTATTATGATCTGAATGCCAAACAGTGTAGTCTATAAAGATACGCCAGCAGATCCTAAGTGTGATTAACATAATAAAAACCTTTAATTAATATTAGTGACTCAGCATCATCTTCATTCCTCATCTTTTTCCCTCCGCGTTGGTGTTGGTAGTTTTCTATTTCTTGGGTTTATTCTTTTCTGCCAAACTATTTTGGCTCCTTCTACATCCCTACTAGCCGTCGCATCTTTAACCTCAACCTTATCACTTTGTTGTGCCAGCGTAATGGTTTTCTGCGGCTGTAATATGGATAGTTGTGATTCATTATGTATATGGTAAATGCTGTAGGGACTATAACCATTAGAATAATAAGAAACAATAGGATAATACCCATTGCCGTAAGGTGAGTAAGAGTATTGTGGCCATAGCTCATAACGTCTGTTAACCATTGGTCTATGTTCATCTCTCTCATCTCGTTGATAGTTATTTTCTAAATTACGAACATTTATTTTAGGTGGGGACTTTACTCGCAGTGGATCGTAAAGTAGTGTGTAACACCCATCCAATACTAAAAGTAAAGAAACCAATGTTAAATATTTAAAGATTTTCCGATACATAATCTAACCTTCTTAATGATGCGTCATTATACTTGTATGGCTCAACACCAGGTGTTTCTAAAATATCAATACGATTTATCCAGCGCCGTGCCATCGTATCACGGACTTGGTAAACTCCAGACTTCTTACCAGCGTCCACCCACACATAATCACCATATCTAAGAAACCCCCCATAACGTATAAGCATATTCCGTGAAACCGCAACATATCTATATTCACTTGCCTTACTTATTTTAATTACACTTCCATCGGCCGTAATGTTTGGTGTATCATCAGTTTGATCTGCAACAGGATGATACATTGTTACGACTACTTGATGCTTATTATTCTCGTATTCTTCTATCTTTTTTTCTTTGTCAGCCAGTCTTTCTGCTAACTTCAAACCCTCTATAGTCGTATCAAGTATTAACGAATCAGCCAATGTAACCTTACGTTTTAAAAATAAATTCTCTTCTTTCAGATCGTCAATTACTTCTTTCTTCTCAACACTATGAGACACAAAAATACAACATAGGAGAAATATAACTAAGGTTTTCACTTTCTCTCTCTGCACTTTACTTACCCCGATAATATAAATACTGCATGAAAAAATTATAAAAATACACTATCATTTAAAAATATTTAAATTCATGTTT